TCTAAGAGTGCATTTTATATTGTCAACAGTCACTTGTAAACCATTTGTTTTGGTAGTCCAACTTGGAATTTCTAAAACTACATCTAATCGCAGCGGAGCAATCCATCTGCGAATGACTTTATCAAAAACAAAACTCCTTTTTAGAAACTCAACATCTGTCAAATTTCGAAATGGAACAGTAGCAGAAACTTTGAGTTCAGTCGTATAAACTAAACCCAATTCTTCCATATATACAGCTAGTGATATTTCATTAAAGAATTCTCTATACTTATTATCTACAGAAAAGAGGTTGTCATCTCCATAGAATATCGCATAAACATACTTTGAGAAAATAAATGGATCTAAACCCATTCTACACCAACAAAGTCGAAAAGCAAATTCATTATACATACAATTAATTATCGTTGTTGCAGGGTTACCACTCGGCATTGCACCATTCCACTCATAAACCAAGTCTCCTGACACATGTTTCGAATTAACAATCTCTTGCCACAACAAATAGCGGATTCTACAATTCATACTACCATCATCATACCATCTGTTAATGATATCAAGAATAGCTAAATGTATTTGCTCGTTAGCGCTACCATCAAAATGACTATAGTCACCTGCTCCAACCTTTGTTTCATCAACTAGGTTTTTACCAAGTAATTTCTGAGCAATTGTGTTCCATTCTAAAGAATAAGGATTAACTCCCACTCCACAGTGATTGTCTATTCTATTCTTCTGCATCCATGACATAAAAGAACCAAAATATTTAATAAAAATAAGTTGGTAGTAAAACTCACAAGCTGAAAATAGGCGAGTCTTACCACTATTCACTTTCTCAAATGGTCTCCTTTCATCTTTCAAGCAATCAATATAAACCCAAAAAGGACGTTGATTCGATTTATACAACTCTTCATACCTCTCTACTTCTATAATGATATCCTTGACAGTGACCTCCTTCAATTCAGGTATATGTTTATTTTCATTTAACAATTTTTTTAAATCTGATTCCTCAAATTTAAATCTGAAACCTGATGAAGATTTGGTTTTAACACCACTAACGTCTGCATCTGATTCAATACCAAACAAACATTCATCCCAATTAAACAATCTCTTATCAACATCATATTTGCTATTTGCTTTCAAAAATGCAAAATAAGCATCAATTGTTTGAGTCAATTGTGAATAAGGGATAAATTTTTTGTTATAAATATACTTATCTTTTGCTAAATCCATTGGATCGATGAGAACGCCATGCCGATTGAAAGGTCTCAATCTACTAGGAGCGGTCAGTGGTCTAAAATTATAACCATCGTAAATTTGGCTTCTTACTATAGAAGTCTGAACTCCTTGAGTGATTTTTTTCGCTGGAACACCCAACTTGATAAACTGTGTTTGTCTCATTGGACCAGATTGGGGAGTAACATTTTCCATTTCTAGAACATCTACTTGTTCTGGCATTTCTGCCAATAATTCATCAATTTCTTCTCGTGTAAATGAAGCCGAATACCCAGTACCATGTGCGGCATTACCTGCTACATGAATACCATAGATTTTATGACGAGGTATTTGAGGATTTAAAATAAAAAATACAGATCCACAACTACCTTGTATACAATTCCCATAATAACTATACGCCGAGCGAACAGTATATGGATCTAGAGAATCGGTGCCACAGACAGCCACTTGATCAGTTGCTGTAGCAATACCTCGTAGTTCATGACCACTAGTGTTCATCAAAACAAATGGAATATTCTTTTCAAAACGTTCCAATTCTTTGTTGACACCAATGTACTCCAAAATATTCCTTTTTTCATTCATTTGTTTTGGAAATTCAACTAAACATAAATCATTTGAAGCAAAGACTTTGCTAACATCATGGCCTAAGATTACATCTCCGACCGTACATACAAGTTCTACATCTCTGTAGTCATCGCTATCTATATTGGATTTCTTTAATCTAACAATTCTATCTTTTATTGTTGGATCAATATCTAGTGCATACAACATCTGATTTACAAAGTGGTACGGCATAATAGCTATACGACCTTTAATAAATAATACATTACCAACAAAATTGAAATCTCCATTTTCATGGGATTCAGTATATAAATAAAATAAATTAGTTCCAACAATAGATTTCGCTATATCAATTCCATTCTGATCATGTTCACCAGCTTGAGGCTCGCTCAAAGCTTTTTTTGCAGCCGCAGCACTACCAAAGTTTTTCTGTTTGGGCGCTTTATTTGCAGCTCTC